TTGACTTTTTATTTTGTCACCTTTGACTTTATCCCAATATCTTGTCTTGAAGATTTCGCCCCAATCACAATCAGTCATATCTATAAACCTTTGTGCTTGATCTTCACCAAAGACACTACACCAGGTTTCATAAGTTATGCCTTTGTTAGTGTGGTAGCCACCTACACCGTTAATTAATACAGGACAAGTCTTTTTGCTTGCGCTGTCGTTTCTGTCTCTTGAAAGCCCTCCCTCCCATTTAAGAAAGAAAGGCACTATGTCCATGTGGTCTGCCATAAGACGAATATAAGAATTATTCTCTTATGATAGCAATCCATTCATTTGCTACTGCACCAACCACAAGGATGCAAACGGCTAAATAAGGGTGATTTTCAGAAAGGATAACCGCACCGCCAGCTACTCCGGCAGCGATTTTAATTAGTCTTAGTACGTCGATTAGTTTCATTTCGTCTTGGTTTTATAGGTTCGGGCAATATCGCCACTCTAAATTCAGGTGGGTTAAAGTGTTTTTCTGTTTGGGGTTGGCTTTGACGAAGTTGATCTTTCCAACAATCATATAGACGCTCTTCAACTGTATCTAGTCGTGAATTTAACCAAATCACAGCAACAACCATACCTGCTGTTACTCCATACTTATTAAGTGCGTCTAAAGTTTCTTTCATTTTAAAAAGGTTCTATATCTATGTTGTCGCTTATTTCAAATTGTGTTGGGCTTCCAAATACTGGACTTAAGTCACCTTCAAAAAAATAAAAGTTATTATCTACATCTTTACTCGCCTTAAAGTAATCGGTGGTAACTGACTCAGGGCTTACAGGAATGCCAAAATGTATTCTAGATGTTTCCTCTGCGCCTTGTGCCTGTTTCTTATTGTTCCACTTATAACCTGTTATTGTTCTCATTAGTATATACTATAGTAGTCGTTTACATTTGTGTGTACTGCTGCTCTGTCACCGCTTGCGTCTGTTCCGTTCCATAAAACCGCCTCTTGGTGGTGGTCATCGTGACCTGTTACGTAATACATACCGAAGTATTCCCAGTTCCTTGTGTTCGTTCCAAAGGTGTGCGTAGATGTTCCTAGGCTCACTCCTTGTTCGTAAAGCTCAGACGTATTACTAGAGTATTCTAACCACCACATAAAATCGCCTGTTCCTGTGCTTGTGCCGTGTGATGAGTTTGTGCCGTTTGTCGGGCGGTACTGTCTTGTATTTGTTGTCCACCACATAGCTGAGTACGGCCAGTTAACTTGGTTTCCAGCAAAGCTAATAGACGCTTGACCCGCTGCTGATCTTTGGAATACTGAGTATTGTGTTGCTGTGGCGTTAGGAAGTAAGGGTGTAGTTAAGTCTAGTCTGTCGTTTCCACCGTCAAATAGTATCGCAGGCTGACCGTTTGAAGGGTCTGTTATTGTAACGCTACCATCGTATATCTGGGGCTGGTTTGCTGCTGTACTCATTACTAAGTCGTTACCGTTTCCGCTTTGATCGTACCACTTTACTATAAAGCCGTTGTTTGCTCCGCAATGACTAGCAATAGCTGCTGTGTCTAAATCATCCCCACTAAAACCTATATCCGTTTCAGTGCTTCCACCGTCTTCTCTTATCCTAATGCAGTTTGTCGCTGTGCTAGATATTTTACGAACTGATACGGCTAAGTCGGGTGAGGTGTCGTCTACAATGTAGCTAATGCTTGCTGCACCAAAACTATATGGATTAATTATAAACCCCATTACGCTACATCGTAAATTAAAGTAACTATCAATCCTGCACCCGCAATAGTAGAGCCAACACCATTTACGTCTATTGTTATTTCGTCGTCGTCTGCTACAGAGCTAACACTAATAACAGCCGGTGTAGCAGCCGTTGTACTTGTCTTTTCTGTTGCGTCAATAGTTAGCTTCGTCGAAAGCATGGTAGTTCCATTCTTGTTTATGTCTACTGTGATAGCTGAACCCGTAGGTGCTGTTAAAACACTTGCCCTTACTTCTGTTAAAGTGAACGCAGTAGTAGCCCTAAAGTAAGCCTTTGAAGTTCCTGTTGTTAAGTCACTTGTTAAATCACTACAAGCTATCTGTCTATCAAACAATATTTGATTAGATGTGACAACGGCATTACCACCAACTTCTACAGTACCGTCACCCTTAAACTCTGCTATAGTTGTGCCTGCAAAGCTTTCTATTTGGAATATGTCGGTAGCTGAATTGCCGCCTAGTGTCCACTCATAAGTTCCCGCTGCACCTTGTCTTATTTTACCCGTACCCAAAAGTATAGTACCGTCACCTTTGAATTGCACAATGTCTGTACCGTTGTTGCGCTCAATAGTTAGTTTGTCGCTTCCTGCGTTACCGTTTAGCGTATATTTTCTTTCTGCTTGGTCGGCTGTTAGGTCAGCATTACTTAGGTTGGGTAAAGCAGAAGCAGCAACCTTTTTAGTTGTTGAACTTTGTACTATTGCTAACTCTTCTGTGCCTGCTAGTGGCGTAGTTGCAGCCGTTAGTGTTGAAATAGGACTATCTGCCATTGTTTAATGTTTTTAAGAACAGTTTTAACTTCTCGACGTTCTTAGGTTTTGGTTTGTAGGTTTTCTTCTTCATATTATAATACCCACCCCGCAAAGTTAGTATCTCTATCAGGGCTTTTGTCATCGTTTGAGTTAGACGTATATTCAGGAAAGGTTGCAGAGTTAAAACACATATAATCAATGAATCTTTGTGTGTAGTTTTCTGCTATTGACCTATATCTTTCTATTAAGCTATCTACTTCTTCTTTAGATACTGTTTCCGAGTTTTCAGAAGTGTGCTTAAAGATTCCTTTGTTAGCTATTGTGTAAGCCGCAAAGCCCAAGTACTCAACCATAGCCCAATGTATTACCATAGGCTTTACATAAGTAGTATTAAGTGTTAAGTAGTCCCCTGCTAAACTAGCCGCTTCTATATCGTCTTGTATCTTATTAAATAGATCAGTTCCTAAGTAATTCTTAATATGGGTGTCCTGTGCTATCTTTATGTATTGTAAAAACTTATCCTGGTCTACTGAACCGTTAAGGTTAGTGAACTTTACTAAGTCTTCTCTAGTTATAAATAATCCTTCTGCCATTAGTTCTTATAGTTTGGGTGGTGACCGTCATTAGGCATATCTTTAGGCATCATTGAAACCTCTTTTTCGTTGTTTACCCTGTAACCAAACTTACGTGCTTTGTTTGTGCTTACTTGACTTGTTTTATGTGAGCCTATTGAAGCTGTTTTACTCGCTGAAACGTATGTTTGACGTAACCACTTGTGATGACAATTAACACCGCCCTTATAAAGCCATATAGAGTAAGGTTGCCCGTTGTGACCGTGGTCTTTATTGATACCTTGTGACTCCATTCTTAGTATATCTTCTTTTCGATAGACTTTGTTTGCCCTCATCATAGCCCTACAAAACCCTCTTTCGGGTGCATCGCTTCCGTCATACTTATAGCGTACTTTGAAATAGAACCCGTCTACTTCTTTGTCTTGGTCAGAAGCTGTATTTGGGTTAGCTCTACCAGTTGCGACAAAGTTTAAAACCTTATCTACTACCGATAGCTTAGTTATTTCTTGTTCGTATTCTTTTAGTTGAGTATCAAAAGTCTCTTCTAAGTCGTAGTCTACTTCTCTTTCGTCTATTAACTCCCACTCTTCACCAAGTTCTTCGCCTAAAGTATCTAATACACCATCTAAGTGTGCTTCAAACCTTACGTTTACTTCTTCCTTTGCTTGTTGGTCAGCTTCAATGTCTTCTAAAAGGTTTAGTCTTTTAAAATAAAGGTCTAACGAAACATTGTTAAAGGCTAGTAGTTTGTCTAAGGCTTCAATGATTAAGTCTTGGAACGGCTTAACCGCAGTATTGTAAAAGTATTTAGCAGAGACTTCTATCTCGTCAGCATTACTAGAGAAACCCTGGTTATCGGTTACCACCCCTACTAGCATTGGTGATGTAATATTATGTCCTACTAAAATCTTTCCTTCACACTCTTTAGATAAATATTCGTAGTGCTGTGGTGCATCGTTTAAAGGTATGTCGTCTACAGTAGTCTTTTTTGTTTCGTCTTGGTTGAAACTAACTATCGTTTTTTGTCCTTTAGCACCTGTTAACTTACGTTTAACATCGTCTGCGACATCTCTACGCTTTTCTTCAGGTGGCACACCGTTGTTAAAGTTAACTACCTTAGTTCCACTAAAGCCATTTTGAGTATCATTAATTAAATACTCTGCTATCTCTTCTTCTAAGACCGTATAGGGCAAACAACCTTGATAATCAACTAAAGAAAAGTACTTTAACCCTACTGAGTAAGGTCTAATACAGATTATTTCTATCTCTTTTTTTGAATATCCGAACGCAGGATAAGGCTTTGGTGGGAACTTCTTAGTGTCACTCCAATTATCAGAGTAGTAATAAGTGTCTATTTCGCCTTCGTCGTTACACTTTGCGGGGCGTATTAAGTGTGTTGGTATGTGATACGCCTTAAGAATCTTAGTATGGTTCTTGTTGTAGTGAACTTGTAGGTGTGCTGTACCTAGCATTTTAAGCTCTAGGATAGCGTTTCTAAGGTCTTCACAGTCAATTAGCTTCTTTAACTGCACAAAGTCCTGTGGTCTACGTGCTGCATTAAGTGCGTGAATACCTCTACCGTAAATTAAACGTGCCATGTTGTTAATTACAGCATTGTTTGTAGGTGATTTGTGGTATCTTTCAATTAACCAGTCGTAGTAGGCATTATCTTCACCGTATTCTACCCAATCTTCACGCTTAGATTCCTTAATCTTTGGTGCTTCATAGGAAGCTAAATTTAATATTTGGTATTCGTTTTCCATTATGCAAATATAAAGTCGCTATCTGTGCTTTGTTCTGTGTACTGACCGTTGTTAATTGAGAATGAAGATACAGTCTGATTAGT